TTTCTTAGCTTTGTCTAAATACTCAGATTCAGCAACAACCTCTTCCCAGCTAACCGCAAGCTCATCACAAAGCTGTTGTAAAAGACTCTCGTCATTGCTTTGAATGTAGTGTGCTATTAGAAAAGTCAAACGCCTTTGCCTTTTCTCTATTTCGTTATATCTAATTTTCATAGTTTCCTCCTTTGTTGAAAATTGACTAAGACGCCTCACGGCGTTTCGACCATAAAGGTCTCATCAGTTAGTCTGTTAGCCGTGGACCTTTTGTAACGCTGTCCCCAGCTTCATGTTGGCTGCTTGCTTCTTTGAGATAGATTGATCCATCAGATCAAAGTAAAGCTCATCAAGGTCCCACATCACCTCGTCAAGGTCTTCGGCGGTGAGGTCCTTAATTTTTTTATTGTAGATCGCAGCATGCTCTCTATCTCTAGCCTTATTTAACATATCTAGAATCAACCAGTAGTAGTCGTCCCAGCCAAAGGCTTGATTTGCATTACAGTGATTTGCAATCTCTTCGAGATGATCTACTGTGGCATATCCGTTTTCCAAGATTTGCTTTTCAACGATGTCAATTTTTTTTGATAAGTCCATAATTTTTCTCCTATATTAATTTGACTAAGATTTTCTAATCATGCTTTGGACGACGCCGTCCCACACCCAACCCATCAACCCAAGCAAGACTTCAAGGTTCTCACTGTCTAATCCACAAACCCAGTAATAAGGTTCTCGATCAAGCAGGCTAGACTTCTCTCCGATATAGCTATCAGCGATCCAGTCATCTCCATCAAGCTTGTAGAAATAATCTACAAAAGCTTCTGTTGATTCGTACTGTTGCATAAGCTTTTTGAGCTCATTAACAATGTACCCTTCGTCAAAAGAATAATTTTTAAAAACGATTCCTTTAGTTTTTTGTGCAATATTCATAATTTTTCTCCTATATTGAATTTGACTAAGACCTCCTTTCTCGGGGGAAGAAAGAAGGTTTCGCTCAATCAGAGCTCATCAGTTAGCCTTACCTGTAGTAGCTATCTCTAGAAGGTGATAAGAAGTAAGGAGTATTAAGTCTCTCCATGTACTTGTTACCGCCTTGTAGGTTAGTACGCTCAACCATTGGCTCGTTCTCGTAAAAGTAATCGTAGGTTACGATCACAGAGTCACATAAGCCTTCAAGCATTTCCCAGTCCGGACAATGATCCATATCCCTAGAGCCTTCAAGAAATCTTTTAAGATGTTTTTTCTTAAGTCTTGTCAAGGCAGCCTTCGCAGCAGACTCAGTTTTCCACTCTTTGTAACTGCCATACTCCATGCCGTATCTCTTACCAGTAGCCTTATTAAATATTACAAATCTATCCATAATTTTCTCCTATGTGTTTATGAATGTTTGGGGACCATCCCCGCACTAGACTCCCCGAGGGGAGTTTCGACTCATGAAGTCTCGTCAGTAGTGCTATCGATCCTGCGATCCATCATCTTCTTGAATCTTTTTGCAGAAGAGGCGACCACCTTTCTCTCGGGTGCCCAGTAGGTAGATGCTATGCATTGCCCACCATCACTATGAGCCCTAGTGACTAGGACCCTCTCGCCTCTGTAGATATACTCGGTAGGATTACCGAATTTGTTTTTGCTTATTGGATAATTCATGCTTCCTCCCACTTAAGTGCATTGTTTGAATGTTCTAAAAGTTTGTCTAAAACATCGTCATGTGTGTAGCCCTTGTTGATTGCGTCATCGCCGAAAGCTATCTCATATACATCTTCTATAAATTGTTTGTCGAACATAATTTTCTCCTATTTAATTAATTAACTATTTCATCTTTTTAGAATCATCAGAGGGACCACCCAGTCCCTTATAGTTACATTCCGCTTTAATGCTTTCGCATTATTACTCTCACTCTGATTTTGGATTCGCCTCGCTAGCTTGGATTCTTTTGGAATGTTTACTAGGTCATTAGGTCCCTTCCTTAGTTAATTCAAAATACCTGCTAAGGTTCAGTTCCTTGTCTTGAGTTAGAGACTGCCAAGGTTCAGTCCCATGGGGTTTTAAGATTAGATATATGTGTTGTGCCCGCCCCCCTGTGTGTGTTTACGTTGTCTCATATGTATACATATTATACTAATGGATGGGGCTGTCAATACTTTTTGCAAAAATAATTTAATTAGGTTTTTGAGGGGTGTAATCGGGGGAAAAGAAAAAGACGATCAATCTACTTGAATCATTAGCCTCTATATAATACCTTTATCTAATCATGGAGATAACACAACTAGATATGAGACTCACTAACTTAGAGAACTCGGTTAAGGAAATTATTGAGATGGTTTCCATCCTACCAAGGCTCGAGGAAAGAATGATCTCACAGAAGACCAACCTTGAGGATCATGAGGTAAGACTCAGAAACCTAGAGAAGAACCAAAGCAAGAACAACATGTTCTCTTCTTGGATGGAAAGATTTATCATCGTAGGCATCACTCTAGCATTAGCAGGCGGATTTAATCTCTTAACCGGAGGCTAGTTATCTTTTTCAAAAAGAAAGTCGAGGCGACGCTTGATCGCTTTGCATATCACCCAAGCGGAACCATGGGAATTTTGTCTATAAAGGGAGAGACCTTTTGGACAGCCGAGCGTCCATGGATGAACAACCAAAGATCAATAAGCTGTATCCCGTCCGGAACTTATCAATGTAAAAGATACTCATCTAAAAGATTCGGTGAGACCTTTGAGATAACAGACGTGCCCGACAGAACTTATATTCTTTTCCATGCTGGCAACTATCCAATAAAAGATTCAGAGGGCTGCGTGCTAATCGGGGAAGAAAAAATGGGGGACACAATTGCAGTATCAAATTCACGTAAGGCAGTTAATAGATTTAGGGAACTACTAAAGGACACCGATGATTTCACAATCACAGTCAGAGAATCAACTCCTCACGACTGGTCGTAATAAGACCTGCGTAGGCTGCGAAGAGACCAAGGACGAGTCACGATTTGAATTATCTAGAGGATATAGAATTAATCTTTGTCGACGGTGCCGTTCGGCGGGGAAAAGAAAAAAGATCAGCCGCACTCCATATTCTTATATAGCACACCTCTTCTCTCATATATGCAGTAAGAGAAAAGACACCCATGGTTTTAACCTAGATAGAGAAGACCTATATAGAATCTACGACAAACAAAAGGGACTCTGTGCTATTACTAACATGAAGATGACTCACATAAAGGACGGCAAAGGAAAGCGTCAGGAAACCATGGCTAATATCTCTATAGACAGGATAGATAACTATGGACCTTACGCTCCCGAAAACATCCAGCTTGTGTGCTTCGCTGTGAACATCATGAAGCACACTCATAGCATGAATGAGTTCCTTAAATGGTGTAAACTTGTAAGTAAAAACAACTAGGTGAATTATGACTATTAAAGACAAGAAACTAATGCAAAGGAAGCTCGAGTTCGTTGAGCATTTCTTGGTGACAAAGAACGCAACTGAGTCCGCAAAACGATGTGGGTATTCAGAGAAGTCTGCATACAATCAAGGCTATCGATTGATGAAGGACGATGATGTGCAAAAAATGCTTGCATGTGAGCTAGAAAAGAGCAGAGAACGCAATCTAGCAGACTCTGACGAGATCATAGAGAGGCTTAAAGAAGAAGCCCTAGGTGATATCCATGGAGCAACAGCAGGATCACGTGTGAAGGCTCTAGAGCTGCTGATGAGGCACTTTAATATGCTGGATTCCAGTCAGAAGGTCGAGCTCTCAATGAAAGATTCTTGGTTCGACAATTTAGACCTTGCCAGCTCTGATTCCTCTGATAAAAAGAATCACCTTAATTAGGCGATGCTCCGTCAAATGCTCAATAAAGTAAGTGCTCACTATCGCCACAACGCACTCAATAGGGGGCGGGGGTGCTGGACAGGGTACCTCATACACATACACACACTACACTCTCCCTTGTCTTTCCCCCATATAGAGATTTCAGGGGGGGAGTAGTTCCTAGGGGGGAGGGGTTTCTTAAAATATGGAAATTGAAAAAAATAAATTTCAAAAAATTATAAAAACCTTCAAGGCGAATCTCAGCATTTACGCTAAGAACTGTCTTAATATTATTGACAAGAACGGTAAGTCCGTACCGCTTGAATTCAATCCGGCTCAGCTTGAGCTTGACAGAATGATTAACGAGCAATGGGCTCATCATGGCAGGGTGAGAATGCTCATCTTAAAGTCCAGACAGACGGGTATTTCGACCTACTGTCAGGCACGTGGTTTTTGGAAGACCGTATCGGCTCAAAACCAGAACGCCGTAGTGGTATCTCACCTTAATGAATCCACCAAAGCTATCTTCGGAATGGTTAGATACTTCTATGATAATTTGCCACATCCGTTAGTTAAACCAGAGCTTAAAGAATCCACCACCAGTTCGCTTCAGTTCACCCATGGATCTAGGTGGCGTATTGCGACGGCGAGAACCAGCGAGGTCGGGCGT